GTTTCTCGTCATCAGACCGCGGTCTGCCATTTGTGCGGAAACTTGCAGCTTGTCCGCGTTCGTCATGTACTGCAGGCGGTTGGCGGTTGCCATGACCTTGTTGCCTTGTCCCTGTTCCCGGAACGTGAAGAGCATCCGCGTCATTACCTCGGAGAACTGGATGGCGAAAGGCTCGATGCACCCCTCATAGAACGCCGCCCACGCGTCACCGTAGGCCTTATTTTCGAGAACATCCTCGTTTACTCCGAAATAGGAAAAGACAGAGGCGCGGATCGCTCTCATTTGGTCGGCATCCACAACGAACGGCTTGCTCGTCACTTGTTGGATGTTTGTATAACTGTTCGGGAAGAGCAGAAGGCCTCCCGCGTCAGCGTCACGGGAGAGGTTCAACTCGGTAAACCGCTTTCTCTCTTTCTTCAAATCCTCCGGCTTTACGAAGTTGTTCATCTGCGCGAGGAATCTGTAACTCGCGGCGTTTTTCACGCCTTCCTCGATTCCTTGGTTCTGAATGTGAATCAACTCCATTGTCGGCAACAGCGGCTTGTTGTTCTCGCCGAAGAAATCGTCGCGGTACTGCATACGGACCATCAAACCGACATACTCCAGTTCGACGGCGGCTCTCTGCCCTTGGGAAAACTCATAGCGGAGGAATGGCGTACCGTCATACTGGACGATTTCGCAACGGTCCGGCACCGGAGCATATACGCCGGAGATTTCTCCATATTCATCCCAAACCGGAGTAATAATCGCCGTGTTGTTGATGTAGTAGATCGTGGCCAATCTCTGCATGAACTGCGACCACGTTTGAAAACTGTTAGGCCCTCTTTTCAACTTGGCTTGAAGACCCGGCTTTGCAGAGCCTTGCGTTTCTATCTTCAGTTTTCCCACGTTGGTCGCAATCGCGTTGATACTCGCCCGGACCAGTTCGCTCTCGTAGATACCGCCGCTCCATGTGGAGAAATGCGGCGTGTATCCGTTCAACATTTTGAAATATCCCTCGTATAACTTCTCGGGTTCCTTCGGGCGGTTCCCGAAGATTTTGTCAAATAGACCCATAGTCACCCCTCGTTCTTGAGTTGTTCACCAATATCGCCATACCACTTTTGCCGAACTGTCATCGCGTCCAGTAGTGCGGCGGTTCCGTCTATGTGCAAGGATGGATTCACCTTCACCAGTTTGCCCCGGCCCCGTTCAACGCTCATCTTCACCGCCGAATCGAGCAGATGCATTTTCAACAAATCGTTGTCGCCGATGCAGATGCGCCCGTCCTCCAGTAGTCCCTCGGTTTCTTGGATTACACCGAACAAATTCTCCCCTTGGAAAACATCGTCCACGTGAAAACCGTATGCCTTCATTTCTTGGACGAGGTATTGAGCGGAGTATCGGTCATAACCGATTTGCAGCGGGTAGATTTCGAACTCCTCCACCAATCTGCGGAACCAGTTGAAACAATCGTTATAATCGACGAAGTTGTCCCCGGAGGGTGTCAACCATCCGCGTTGTATGTAGATTTGATACGGCACGTTGTCCCGCTCCGTGGCCTCGTCGATTTTTTCGGCAGGGAGGAAGAAGTGGGCGAATACATACAGAGTCCCGCCCCGCTCTATCACGATGGTGCAAGCGGTTAAATCTCGGGTTTGTGAAAGGTCGATGCCGCCAACGCAATACGTTCCTCTGAAGTCTTCCAGTTTCAGCGGGGACCCGATTGCCCTCTCCACAGTTTCGACAGATAGCCACGCCGTGGAGGCCGATTGCTTCAAATTGCAATACTTGGTCAAGAACTCGCCGCGCTTGGACAAGCTGCCCTCCGCTACTGCGATTTCCTCGAGCATATAATCGACGGAAACAGAAACCCCAAGGTTGGGGTTGGCCTTCTGTAACTCGTTGATGTCGTCCCACTTGGTGGGATCGTCTATCATGTAAAGCACGGGCAGGAGTCTCCGCTCCCGGGAGTCGCCCTTGAGAACTCGCGTTGCTCTCTTCATGAGTTCGTCGTAGATTCCCTCATTGACATATCCGGCGGTCGAGATGGCAAGGAGCAGGGGCTGTCGCCGCGCTCCAAACGAAGATTTGATGACCTCATAGAACCGCAGGCCCTGCTCACCGGGCCACGACGCACACTCGTCCGCTATGCATAGCGAAATGTTGAGGCCGTCGCTCTTCTTGGCGTTGAACGCCAGCGCTTTCGCTGTGGTGTTGCTGTCCGCTATGTAGATGTCCGAGCGCCGCTTGAGGGCCATGCGGCTCAGCTCCGGGTCACGGGCGATGATTTGATGGTACGCCTCAAAGCAGAGGCTGGCCTGCTCCAGTTTGGGGGCGGCGAAATAGATGCGCCCACCGTACTCACCGTCCAAGAAGGAGCAGTAGGCCGCAATCGCCGCCGCCAGCAGGGTCTTTCCGTTCTTCCGGCCCATCACCAGCAGGCACTCCCGAAACTGCCTCGCCCCGGTGTCGTCAACCACCCCGAACAGGACGGAGAGGAACGCCCGTTGCCACAGTTCCAGCCGAATGAGTTGAGGAGCAAGCGCTCCCTCATGGTGCCGACAGAATCCCTCCACGAACCGAACTGCCGCCTGCGCTTTCTTCGGTGCGAAGTGATACTCCCCGGTCTGCAAGCCCTCGATGATGCGCTCGTAGAGCAGGCGCACCCAGCGGCCCACGGTTATCGTCCCGTCCTTGATGTGCTGGTAATACTCAAGGATGTCATTCATCCAAGGTCGCCACCAGTTCCATCAGCCGGGACCCGGTGTTCCCCTCCTCGCTCAACTGTTTGATGATGTTGATGAGGGTGGACACCGTGCCGTTCGCCGCCGTCGCTGTCTTGTTATACTCAACGATAGCCGGGTTCGCCACGAGGTTCTGCCTGCCCTTGACATACTCTTTAGTCACGGTCGTTCCGTACTCGGCGATGGATTTCTCGAGGTCGGACAGGATGCGCATCTGAACTTGGTAGCGCTTGAATGTCGTACGGAAGAAGAAGTTTGTGCTGACCCCTTTGTCCTCCGCCTGTTCGAGTAGGCGGTCAGCTTGCTCCTGCAGTGTGAGTTTTCCCATGTTTTCCTCCTCTGTTGAGTATCTTGGCCAGCCCGTTCATTGCTGCGTCCGGTTTCCCTGCCCGGATCTGCCCGTACAGGGTGCGCACCTGTTGTCTGGTCAGCTGACCCCTGTACTCTTTCAGCGTCCTGTATGCCTCAACCATTCAGCAGCACCGCCTTTTTCCCGGTGAACTGCTCCCACCTGTCGATGATGACATCGCAGTAGTGTGGGTCGAGCTCCATCATCCGGCACTTCCGTTTCAGCTGCTCGCACGCTATAAGGGTCGTCCCGCTGCCTCCGAAAATGTCGGCCACAATGTCGCCCTCCTCGCTGGAGTTGTAGATGAACCGCGAAACCAATCGGACGGGCTTCATGGTCGGGTGCAGATCGCTCCTGGTCGGCTTGTCGCAGTAGATGGTGGTCGTTTTCCCGTCGCCGCGCAGGGCGTGGACGAGCTCTTTCAGCTCGCTCTTTTCGAGATTCTCCAGCCGCCCGTACTCGTCGATGACGGAGTTGTCGTAGCCGCCCCGGAACTTGTGGGTTTTCGTCCATGTATAAAAAATGGGTTCGTGTCGGTAGTCGTAGTCCAGCCGCCCCATCGAGAAGCACGCCGAGCTCTTGACCCATATGAGCGTGTGCCGAACCGGGAGGCCCGCGTCCCTCATCATCATCATCATCATCAGCCCGAGCTCTCCGCCCTGCGGCGATGTCACATAATAAGAGCAGCTGTCCGCTGCGTTCTCCCGGAGGACGGAAAACGCCCGCACGAGGATTTCGTATAGCTCCTCTGGCGACGCGGTGTCGTTCTCGATGTCCTCCTTGATCACGCCGCCGCGTCCGTGATCCGCGAGCATCTTGTTCTTCGATCCGATGGCAACGCCATACGGCGGGTCGGTGAAGACCATGTCGGCCAGCGCCCCGTCCATGAGCGCACGCGCGTCGTCCGGGTCGGTGCTGTCGCCGCACATCAGCCTGTGCTCTCCGAGTTGGTAAATCATGCCGCGCTTTGTTCTCTCTGGAAGGCTGTCTGCTGCCTCGTGAGCGTACTCGTCCTCGATGGGTTCGATCTTGGCAGCGGCATCCCAATCGAACCCCGTCAGCTCCACGGCGAAGCCCTCCTGCGCCAGCTCATCCAGCTCGCTGTTGACCAGCTCTCTGTCCCACTCGGCCAGCTCGCCGAGGCGGTTGTCCGCGAGGATGTACGCCCTGCGCTGCGCGTCGGTCAGCCCCTCAATGAAAACGCAGGGGACGGTTTCCATTCCCAGCTCCAGCGCCGCCATCACGCGGCCGTGCCCTGCGATGAGGTTGTACTCGCGGTCAATAAGGCACGGGGACAGGAAGCCGAACTCCTCGATGCTCTTTTTCAGCTTCTCGATCTGGTCTTTTCCGTGGATTTTTGCGTTTCGCTCATAAAACTTGAGCTTGGTCGGGCTTACTTCTCGCACTTCGGCGATTTTCGCCATATCTCTCTCCCCTTTCCAAAAACTCGGGCGCGTTCCGGTCGGTTTTTCTCGAGTTCA